GGGGGCTGCTGCACGTGCACTGGGCGGTTACGTCGCTGGCCTGATTAATCCCTATACCGTTGCCGGTGCCGCCGCTATCGCTCTGGCTCTCGCATACAAAACTGGCGCCGAAGAGGCGTCAGCATACGGCAAGGCGATAGTACTGAGCGGCAATGCAGCTGGCGCGTCGGTAGATCAATTGGCCGAGGCGGCTCGCCAAATTGCGGCATTCAAGGGCTCACAAGGTGCTGCGGCCGAGGCCGTTGCTGCTCTGGCAAGCACCGGCCAGGTCTCGGTCGAGAACATGAGGCAGTTCGGCGCCGTTTCGGTCGACGTCCAAAAGGTAATCGGCCGGAGTGTGGCTGATACTGCTGCCGAATTCGCTGAGCTCGGGAAGGCACCTCTCGCCGCCCTGGATAAGATCAACGACAAGTATCGCTTCATTACGGCGGCAACCTACGCCCAAGTGAAGGCACTGGAGGACCAGGGCAGGAAAAGCGAAGCGGCTACTGTTGCTCAACAAGCTTACGCTGACGGCATCGATAAGCAACGGCAGAAGGTGCTGGATAGCCTGACTGACTGGGAGCGCGGCTGGATCCGCATCAAGAATGCAACCTCCGGCGCGTTGGATGCGGTGATCGGCTTCGCCGGCGGCCGTGAGGCGACAAACTTCGAGAAGATCAACAGCCTGCTCGGCGATCGAGCTGACATCGAAGAGAGCCTGGCCCGCGCCCGCAAGCGTAATCTGCCGGCCGACGTGGCGATGTACGAGGCCGAGCTAGAGGCGAACAAGCGCGCAATCAACGCCATTCGTGAGAGGGACGGTGCAAGCCGAGCGGCAGCGAAAGCGGAGGCTGACGCGGCTCAGGTAACCGAGGCGCGGAATAAGTGGCTGACGGAGGGCGATAAGTACCTGAGCCGTGCCGCGCAATTAGAGCGGGACGTTACCAGGGCGCGCAATGAAGGTGCCGCCGCGCAGTTGTCGCAGACCGAGATCGAGAAGCGCGTTTCCGACATTCGCAAGTCCTACGCCGACATCTTCAATGCTGGCATCGACTCCAATATTGCTGCACTAAAGCGGCGGGATCAAGTTGCCGATTTGTTAGCTCAGCGCGAGCTCGCGAGGATCGCCACCCAGCGAGCGCTCGGAAACATTAACGAAGAAGAGGCGATCAATGCCACTGCTAGAGAAGATCTGGCGAAGATAGACCGTGCGATCAAGTCCCAGCAGGCCGAGCTAGCCCTGATTAAACAAAAGGCCAACAGCGGGAAGGACCAAGCCGACAAAGAAGGGGAGGTCGCTAGCCTCAGGGAGGAACGCGAAAACCGCGAGAAGCAGCGACAAAACGATCTGCTCGTTCTTCAGCAAAGGCGCACCCAAGCCACCGAGGATCTCTACACCAAGGGCATCGTAGCGGCAACAGCCGAGCGTAACAGCCTGGTAGATCAGCTCAAGGCGCAGTTCGATCTCAATCAGGAAATCGGCCTGAGCACGACCCAAGTAGCCGAGCTTCGAGCCGCGCGCCTGCAGAACGCAGCCGCACTGAAAGACGAATCTGCGGCAGCGCTGGAGGCGATCGATCCGAACAGCCAGTTGGCTAAGACCTACCGCGAGCAGGCTCAAGCCATGCGCGACCTCGGCGAGGCTCAGGTTCGGGGTGCGTACAAAGAGCAGATGACCACGCAGTGGAAGCAGGCGGTCGACCAATACGGCCAGGTCTTCCAGCAGGGCTTTGCTGACATGCTGAACAACGGCCGCGCTGGATGGTCGTCGTTCACGAAGTCGTTGACCACTACGTTCAAGACGTCGGTTGCCGATCAGATCTACAAGATGTTCGCTCGCCCGCTGATCGTGCAGCTGGTCGGTAGCTTCATGGGCATCAGCCCAACGGCGATCGCTGGCGAAATCGCTAGTCAGCCGAACGCTTATGGCGTGACCAACAACAGCTCCAGCCCAATCGGTGCGGCTCAGGCCGCGTCGAGTCTGTACAGCGCGGTCAACAAGGGCTTCAGCGGTATCGGCGAGTCTATCGGCAAGGGCTTTGAATACTTTGGCGACAAAGTTGGCATGGAGTCCGCGGGCAATTTTGGCCGTGGCATGCAGGGGTTCGGGCAGGATGGCTCCCTAGGTCAGGCTGGCGCTTACGGGCAGTCGGCGACAAGCTACGTCGGGCAGGCGGCTGGCGCGATCAGCGGGCATTACATCGGTAATGCTATCGCTGGCGACTACAGCATCAACCACGGCCAGGCGGTGACTAACATCGCGTCGGTGGTCGGTGCGATTGTGGGCGGCCCAATTGGCGGAGCTATCGGCGGCGCAATTGGGGGTTTCATCAACCGCGCCTTCGGCATGAAGGACAAGGAGGTAACGAGCCAGGGAATCAGCGGCACGCTGTCGGCATCGAGCTTGACGGGCCAGAACTATGCGAACTGGCACCAGGACGGCGGCTGGTTCCGCTCCGACAAAAACGGGACGGATACCAGTGCGCTGACCGACGCCATGGTCAAGCAGTTCACCCAAGGCCTGTTTGCGATCGAGTCGGCGTCGACCGGCTTCGCTTCGGCGCTTGGCGTGCGGGCTGACTGGATCAAGGACTATTCCAAGACCTTCGACCTGAAACTGACCGGCGATGCCGCGAAAGACCAGCAGGCGGTTACCGATTTCTTCCAAGGGATCGGCGACGAAATCGCGGGTAAGCTGGTCCCGAACCTGAACGACTTCAACAAGTCGGGCGAGACGCTGTCGGCAACGCTGCAGCGCCTGGCAGGTGATTTCCAAGGTACGGACAAGGTCGCGCAGCTGCTCGGCTTCTCGGCTGACACGCTGTTCGGGGCATCTGGCCTGGGCGGCGCGAAAGCGCGGGAGCAGCTGATCGACATGGCCGGCGGCTTGTCGGCCTTGAGCCAGTACGCTTCGACGTTCAACCAGAACTTCCTGACGGATGCTGAGCGTATCAAGCCGGTGGCAGAGGCGCTGGATAAGGCGCTGGCAAGTCTGGGCCTGGGCACGATCCCCACAACGCGGGACGAGTTTAAGGCCTTGGTCAACGACCTGATCAGTTCCGGCGCCGCGGCCACTGAGTCGGGTGCGAAGCAACTGGATTCCCTGTTGGCCTTAGGGGAAGCGTTCGCACAGGTGCACCCGGCAGTTGACGCGGTTGCTGATGCGGCCGCAGCGGCTGCTGCTGCGGCGGAAAAAGCAGCAGCAGCACTGCAGGCTGTGAAGGACTCGGCGTCGGCGCTGCTGGGCAACGTTGATGGCTCGTTCTCGGTTCTGCAGAAGGTGGTCGGTCGCGAAAAGGCTGCGGTCCAAACGTCGATCGACACGCACACCGCGGCCTTCAACAAGCTGCAGTCCCTGTCTCAATCGCTGCACAGTACGCTCGACAGCCTGCAGTCGCCCGAGCAGAAGTTGTTTGCCCGGTCGATGGCGCAGGCTGAGGTCCGTGCTGACCTCGCGATCACGAAGGCCGGCGGATCGCTGTCCGATTCCCAAGTCGAGTCGTTGAAGAAGGCGCTTGGCGCGGTTACCCAGGATGCATCCGGACAGTTCTCGTCGTACCAGGACTACCTGCGCGACCTGTACCAGACGCAGAACGACATCGCGCAACTGGGGCAGGTAACGGACTCTCAGCTGTCGGTCGAGCAGCAGGCGCTCGCCGCTGCACAAGATCAATTGAAGGCGCTGGACGAGGTCCTGACCAACGCCCAAGAGCAGATCGATGTGCTCAAGGGGATCGATACCAATGGGCTGACGCTGGTGGGCGCGATGCAGGCGCTGACCCAAGCAATCGTGAATGCGAAGAGCAATCCGATCGTCGGGGCCACCTCTGCGATCAATGGTGCGTACCAGCAGTATCTCGGTCGTGCACCGGACGCCCAGGGTCTGGAGTGGTGGCAGAACGCTGCTGCGAACGGCGCGCCAATCGGTCAGATCGTGAGCGGCATCGCTGGCTCAACCGAGGCGGAGCTCAAACAGCTCTACCAAGGGGTGCTTGGCCGTGCTCCGGACGCTGAAGGTCTGGCGTTCTGGATGAATGCATATGGCCCGCAGATGAACGATGCCGAGCGGGCGGACTGGCTGAAAGATGCCATGGCGACCGCCGAGTACAAGAAGCTGCATCCGTTCGCCGTCGGGACGAATCAGGTTCCGTACGACATGCCGGCGTTCATCCACAAGGACGAGCGAATCATCCCGGCAGCTGACAACCGGGCGCTGATGGCGCGGCTGGCCAATCCGTCTGACAACAGTGCTGTTCTGGCTAGCACCGTGAAGTCCCTGCAAGAGACCATCGACAAGCAGCAAGGCGTGATGGAAGGGATGGCGGCTGACATGGCGGCTATGGCTGAAACACTGAAGAACGTTGCCCCAGGCGGCTTTATTCGTGTGAAGGGGATTTAATTGAGTGACATCGTAAGCGTCCTCGCACCAATCGCGATCACGCCGGCCATGCTGATCAGTAGTACGGCCGGCGAGAACGAATACCCGGACTGGACATCGGGGGCGACCTTCGGCAATGGTGACTTCTGCGTCAGCACTACGACGCACAAGGTCTATCAGAGCCAGATCGCGGGCAACACCGGCAAGGATCCGACGAGCGCGGTCAACAGGGTGGCGCCGATCGTCTACTGGTCTGAGTATGGTC